GAGTGTATCTGGCAGGCGTTGCTGGCTGGCGGCTCGGCGGTTTTCGGTAGCCAGGTCGCGCACGCCCGCAAGCTGGGATAACCGGCGATGCCTGATGTCAGCATCGTCGAGGTCATCAATCTGGGCTTGATGCCGTTCGTGCTATACATGGCGTGGATGTTTTGGACAGCCCTGCAACGGGCCAACGAGAAGCACGACATCGTGATCGAGCGGCTCATGGAAATCTTGCAGGCCAACACCAAAGCGCTGGCCGATAGCGTCGCGCAAGGCGCGGCGTTGGGGGCGCAGTTATCCGAGCACGACAAACGAGCCTTCGAGATCGATGACAAAATCGACTTACTCAACGCGACGACGCAAGGCGTTCACGTGCGAACCATGAGAATCGAGGAACTGTTGAAGCCACGACCGGCCAGCAAAGCGGAGAAGGCGCTATGATGTTCTTAGTGAAACTCCTGATGCCGATCATCGGCGGATTAGCGACCCATGCCATTACCAGGCCGTTGATCGAGCGGCACTTCACGCCGCCATATCAAAATTTGGCGCAATATGGCGTTGGTTTTCTGTTGATTCAGCCTTTCGCCATATTGCTTGATGATTATCTCGATGTGGAAAACAATGCAGAGCGACATGTGTTATCCAACTTGCTGGCTGGCGTCCTCTTTGGAATGGGTGTCATGGCCGGCTATTTCTCAGACGCGGTGTGTCAAAATGGTATTAAGCGAAACTGATTTGGCTAATATGCAGGCCTGTCAGGTGGCCCACATGCACGATACCTGTGTCATTCTGAAATACACGGCAACCAGCGATGACTATGGGCTGAATAAGCCAATGTATGTACCTGGTTGGACGGTAGAATGTGGGTTGGAACTTGTCAATCCGAATGAGCAACAGGACGCCAGCTTTGTGCCGGCTATCGATGCGCGACTTAGGTTATCCATCATGTTGGCTGATGTGCTCAATCCCAAAGATCGTATCAAGATTACACATCGTTATGGTAAAGAATTGACCACGCCGCAAGTGTTTGAAATCGTAGGCATTTTACGGCGTGGTCCAACTGGATTTTATCTCGATTTGAAAGCCGTTACAGACGGTACGGAGGTTGGAGCATGAAACGAACATTTACACTGGTATTGATGGTTACCATGTTATTGGTAGGGATTGGCGTGGTTGTCTTCGCCTGGGTGCCTGATATTTCGGCGACCGATCTGGATCGCCAATGGTATCAGGAGCAGACTGAGACGCGCACATCCCAGAGTGTCCAAAATATCGTGGCAACCGGTTTGACAGCCACATACACGGCGATCCCCACCGATGGTATATACTTCGTGAACGATGGACAAACCTTCCTGCATGTCAAAAATGGGGGAAGTGGTACATTGACTGTCACGGTGCAAACACAATTGACCGTCGATGGCCTCGCCGTAGCAGATTTGAGTGTAGCTGTCCCGAATGGTGCGGAAAAGTTCATCGGCCCATTTCCGACGACTACATATAACGTCCAGTCGGGGACTTATGTAAATACTTGTTACGTCGATCCGTCGAGCTATGACGCGGCGTTTACAATGGCGATTCTAACTTTCTGATGGCTGATACGAAGTTCTACCATAGTCAGGTTAAGGCGCTTGTCGAGCAGGCAACGGATAGGCTGTTAGCTCAAATTGTCTTGCAGGGTGAAGCCCATACAAAGGCTAATATTCGAGAGAATGACCAAATCGATACGGGCTTCATGTTGAATTCAGTCTATGCTGTAACGCCTGGAGACAGCAGTTATGATGAGGCGCGAGCTAACGCCGAAGCCTGCAATCCTGAAGCCAACATGTCGCCAGAAATTCAGGCTGATCAACATGAAGCAATATTGGCGGTAGGAGCCGAGTATGCAATCTATCAGGAAGCGCGGAAGTCCTTTTTGTGGAAAGCGGTTGAACAACTTAAGGATGAATTTCCGCAAATTGTAAAGGTGGTAAAGCTGTGAGCATTTCAGACGCGGCCAAGTATTTGCGTGACTTTCTCATGGATAATGAGACATTGACTTTGTTGGTTGGCGCGCGCATCTATGCTGAACGAACAGAGCCGGTAGAAGGCTATAAGCCGGAAGATGGGGGGTGTATTTGCTTCCAACTGAGTGGGGAGATGGATTATTCCGGTGGTTTTCAGCGGCGGCGGGTACAATTCAAATGCTATGGCGTCGATGAGGTGAAAGCCAATGAAGTATATCGTGCGTTACATGATGCTTTAGAGCGGCAGAGTGGACAATATGTCCGTTGGGCGATTAGTCAAACATTGGGACAAACTCTCCGTGAACCGGATACGAAATGGGTTTTTGTTTTAACGTATTTCACAGTATGGATTGTGTGAGGTGAGACATGGCACAAACAGCAACTAATATTCTTTTGGGGCCTGTGCGCATCTTCTATGCGCCGGTAGGTGAGATGTTCCCTAACAAGGACAATGTAGCGTTTGGCGCGGCTTGGGGCGGCAATTGGGTTGAAGTGGGTTACACCAAAGCGCCATTGTCGGCGACCTACGATTTTACAGAACTTGAAATCAGGGCACAGCAGAAGCCCGGCGTCCTCAAGCGGCGCAAGGCGACTGAAGATTTCACCTGTGAAACTGTCCTGGCCGAGATGACCTCGACCTTGTTCGGCATCGTGGCCTCCGGCACAGTGACATCGGGCATAGCTGATTCTGATAGTGTAGGTTACGATCAAATGGTCGTCGGCGGTGAGTTCGAGTTGGACGAATACGCCTGGGGTTTTGAAGGACTGTATGAATCGAGTGCGGGTACTGACTTGCCGGCGCGGGTGTTTATCTACAAGGCTAATGCCAAAATGAATGGGGCATCTGAATTCTCTACAGAAGATTATCCAGGTATTCCATTGCAAATCAAAGCCTTGCAAGATACCAATCAAACCAATGGTAGTCAGCTTTTCAAATTTGAGCGCGTCACGGCGGCGAAGACGGCATGAGAAGTGTAACTGTCAAATTGGGCGGCAAAGAATACATCGTCTATGAGCTTAAGGCGCGTCAAAATCAGACTTGGCGCGCCCAGCTTAAGACACGCTTTGAGACATTGGCTGATGTGATTGGTAACGCTCCGGCGACGGAATTAAACACCACCGGGGTGAGCGGCCTGATTCGCAACATTACCAACTTGGTTATGGATTCTATCGGCGATGTACGAGAGGCTATTCTTGCCTACTCGCCGGAGCTATCGGCGGACCGCTTATTCATCGAAGAAAACGCTTATGATTCAGAAATCATGGACGCTTTCATGGAGGTATTGACGCTTGCTTTCCCTTTTGGCAATTTGGTCAAAAAGGCAAGCGGTCTGATCGAGAGTGGCCCGCCGAACAAGCCGACTTCGCCGAAATAGCCCGCTCGCAGTGGGGGCTGTGGGACGATGAACTTGACGAGGTTCTGCTCGGTGAGATGGTGTCAGCTTCCAACGTATTGTTGAAGCTCGATACATCATAGGTCAATTCAGTCAATTTTTTGGACAAATCCGCCGCGTCGTCACGAGCGAAGCCCATCGGTACAAATGTATCTTGAAACGAAGCGGCAAAGCCGCGGGCTTCGTATTTCGAGCGGCCCATAGCTGCGGTCATTTCATCGAGAGCCTTGATTGTCCTTTCAGCCTCGTTGCCAAAAACGACGTTAAACTTGCCCATCATTTCTTCGGCGTCGCTGCCCAGGGAAATGAGCTTCGGACCAGCGCTCACGAGCGCGTCGGTCAATTTCATCACACCATTAGCGACGATGAAACCCATCGCCGTACTCATGGTGTTGCTTATCATGTTGCCGACGCGCCCGGCCCAACCCCGCGCCTGCCCTTCGGCTTTGTGCAAATCAGAGCCGAACTTGCTATCGTCGCCCCTGATTCTTACATACGCATCACCGAGCGTTATTGCCATTCTGATTGCCCCGCGATCTTCAAGAATTCACCCGCTGAAACCTTGCCCCTCTTGCCTTTGGGCAGCACTTTCGCTATCTGCTCCAACAATGCCATAGCCTGTA